CAGACGATGCTCTTAAGCGTCAACAGGTTGCAGAACACATCCAAGTTAAAATGTCTTACGACATGAAAGTCACTGGTGCTGACTTAGGTGTATTCTTTAACACAGCTATAGCGTAAAACTATACATAACATTTGGTGAGGGCTTAAGTGTCCTCACCTCTTTTATTAAGGAGAACCCGATATGATACCCTTTCAGTTTGATAGACCCGTGTTTATAAAACAAGAATTTAATGGTGGAGGAAGAGATTGGAAGAGATCCGAACATTACCCTTGGAAAGAGTTATCTCTCTCTAGTGACGTTGTTCAGACCTTATACAACAATAACTTTCTACATCATAACTCTGACCTAGAGATTAAAGCTAAGGTCGGTGACGGACTAGAAGTACTTGATGTCGCATCACTAGGTGTACTGGTAGATACGATCAATGCTAAGGTAAAAGCTAAGACTAATTCCCACGCAGAGTTTACCCGTAAGAAGTGTAAGAAGTCTAAGATACTAGAGAAGCAACGCGGTTTACTCCGTAGTTGGCGTAGAAATTATGGAGAGTTGGAGAACGACTAATGGCTTGGAGCTACGACGAAGGAAATCTAAATATAACTAATGCAATAGGTAGATTAAATGCTACTAGGTTGTTGATAGGTGATACAGACTTAAATGATAAACAAGTACAAGATGAAGAAGTTTCATTTGCTGTAGCTCAAGCTAATAATAACGTATACAAAGCTGGCTCTATGTTATGTAGGTCTATAGCGGCTAAGTACTCTAGGAAGGTTAACACAGAGTTAAGTGGAGCTTTAAAAGCTGATTACTCTGATCTATCTAGACACTACTTAAGTCTAGCAGATACACTAGAATACCAAGGTAAGATCTTAGGTGCTTCTGTAGGAGTAGTAGCTGGGGGTATCACTAAGAGTAAAGTGGATGCTGTCAGAGAAAATACTGATCGAATACAAGGGTCTTTTAGAAGAGATAGATTTAATAATCCACCAAGCTACCAATCATCTGAATACGAATAGAAGGAGTAACATATGTCTTTTAGAGCATTTGATTTACTCAGGCTAGTTGAGGACTTTGGTGAGACACTTACCTTACGTAAAGTTACTACGGGAGGTAACTACAACCCATCTACAGGTTCTGTAGTAGGTTCAGCTACAACTGACTATCTTTTCACTGGATACTTCTATGATTACTCTAGTCAGAACCCTAATGAAGTTGTTCGTGGTACACGTAAATGTGTAGTACCTTCTCTTGGTTTAGAAGTAGACCCTTTCCCTGATGATTTAATCTTGGGTAATGGTGATTCAGTAAGGATAACTAGAGCAGTTTCTATATTCTCTAATGGTGTAGCTATGTGTTACCTATGTGACGTACAGGAGTAGGATATGAAGCAGGTAGTAAACCTAGAAAAAACTATATCTAAGTTAAAAAGTAAAGTTGATATGGCAGTAGAATTAGCTGTAAAAGATAAACTAGAAAAAATAGCTGTCTATACTATAGATATATCTACTCCCACAGTAGATACTGGTGCTTATATAACATCCTTTTCTTACGGTGTTGGTGCAGGTAGACCTAGAGGTAAGTCTTCTGAAGGTAGACCTAAAGAACAAGACAAAGTATCTATGGCAACAAAAGGTCTTAGTAACCTACTAAACGATATAAATAGTATACAAGACTTTAACTACACAGATACTATTGTTCTTAGGAACGGATCACCTCACGCTATGGATGTAGAAAAGGGTGGGCCTAATTGGAGACTTACACAACCTTATAATATATTTTCACGGGTAAGGAATAAATATGGCTAGTATACACAATAATATAAGAGCCGCGCTTGAGACGCACATCTCTACAACGGCTAACCTACCTACTATTGCTTACGAGAATGTAGTATTTGAGCCTACAACTGGCACTAGCTTCATTAGAGTACAATACCTACCTACAGTAACTAGACCTGCTGTACGAGGCTTAAATCCTCAACTCAGGTATCAAGGTGTATTTGCTGTTACAGTATTTACTCCAGAAGGCAATGGCCCTTCTACCGCAGACGACTACGTTAACAAAGTTATAAACGCATTTCAAGCTACTACTGATATATCGTTTACTAACTCACAATCACAAACAATTAAAGTATCAATCGACTACGCTGAAAGGCAACAAGGTTTGATTGACAGCCCTTGGTACTATGTTCCGATTAATATCGGATGGTACATTTATAAATAACTAGGAGAATACACTATGGCCTTTGCACAAGGATCACGCTCCAGCCTGTCTTATAAGAACGAAACTACTTTCGGTACGACACCTGCTGGTTCATTTACTAACCTTCCATTCAGCACTCACTCTTTAAACTTAACTAAAGACCGTGTAGCTGGTAACGACATCCAAGCTGACCGTATGCCTCGTGTAGATCGACACGGTAACAGACAAGTAGCTGGAGATATTGTAGTAGACTTAAGAGATGCTGACTACGACGACTTCTTAGAATCAGCTATGCTAAATACTTTTGCAACTAATGTTCTTAAAGTAGGCACAACACCTCAGTTCTTTTCTATAGAAGACTACGCCGCAGACATTGATCAAGCTAGAGTATTTACAGGTTGTTCAGTTTCTACTCTGGGTGTCTCACTTGCACCTAACCAAATGGTAACAACTACCTTTGGGATGGTTGGTAAGGATATGACTATAAGTGCTACTGAGAAGACACAGACAGCCGCTTCGGGAGCCGCACCATTTGATGCTTACTCAGGTAACATTGGTATTGGTAACGTAGGTGGAGCCGCTAACGTAGCTATCGTAACTGCGCTAGACTTCACACTCACTAATTCCTTCGCACCCACTTTCGTAATTGGAGATGATAGCGCACCATCATTAGAGTATGGTAGAGCAGAAGTTGAAGGTACACTAACAGCTTACTTTGAGGATGCAACTCTAATTAACCGTTTCCTTAACGAGACAGAAACAGAAATTGAAGTGTCAGTTGATGATCCTACAGGTAACAACTCTTACACATTCCAATTCCCTAAAGTCAAAATAAACAGTGCTGATGTTGGGGTCGATGGACCTACAAGCCGAATGATTAGTTTATCTTTCGTCGCTTTATACGACTCAACTGAATTAACTAATTTGAAGATCACACGACCTTCATAACGTAATACCTTAGCTAAGGTTAGTGGGGACTCTTGAGTCGGGTCGGGAGTTCCCACATTTATATACATCCCGACATTAAAGGAACTCGACATGGATTTAATGGATCTAAAACCTACAAGTAACACTGTAGAAGTAAAGCTAAAACACCCTAACACTGGTGTTGTACTTAAGAATGAAGACAATACAGATATGACTATTGTTGTATTTGCTAGTCACTCTAAAGAGTACAAAGAGTTAATGCACGAACAAACTAATAAACGTCTTAAAGATATGCAGTCTAATAAGAGTACGAACTTAACAGCTCAAGATATGGAAAAAGCTACACTAGATATGTTGTCTAAGATAACTTCTGAGTGGAACATAACTTACAACAAAGAGCAACCTAAGTTGTCCGCTAGTAAAGCTAGGATTCTTTACGACGAAGTATTTTGGATTAAGGATCAGATTGAGGAGGCACTTGCGGACTCTCTGGATTTTACGAAAGCCTAACTAATCAGTTATGTGAGTGGGCTGAACATCAGTTTAAGCTCAATCAGCCTGATAAGGATGGCACTACAGAACGAGAACACTTAGAACAAGTAGAAAGGCAGACTGGACGTAGACCTGAAGCACTGGAACCACCGACATATTTTCCATCGCTACTATCTCATGTCTGGTCTGCCTTTATTGCATTAAGCAATAGTAGATCTATGGGATTCTCTGGACCTAACCCGATAACTTATATTGAAATTAAAGCATGGAAGGAACTGACTGAGACACATATTTCCTCTAGGGATATAGGGGCTATAAAACGTGTTGATACAGTTTATATGGGGACAGTGAATGGATGATATAGGAGCAATACAATTAGCCCTTAAGGTAGATTACAGAGAACTTACGGGTTTAGTTAAGACTGCTGATCAGACTAAAAGAGTTTTAACTTTAGTAGCTAAAGACTTCGCTAAGACTGGCAATCAAAAGAATTATATGAAGAGTATAAATCAGATTGTAAAAGCACAAAAAGATTTAGATGTAGCTTCTAGAATGACCCGTTCCCAAATAATGAAGTTGGGAGTAAAAGTACAACAAGAGACTAAGTTTACAGACTCTTTAACTCTTGCCACAAAAAAACTAACTGCCGCACAAATGGTTTCTGGAAAAGCTATTGGTAATACTAGAAACAAGATGAATGGTTCTAATATGGCTATTCAACAGCTTGGTTATCAGTTTGGTGACTTTGCAGTTCAGGTTCAGGGTGGCACAAGTGCTTTTGTCGCATTTAGTCAACAGGGTTCACAGTTAGCAGGTATCCTACCTATGATAGCTGGTCCTCTTGGGTTAAGTATGGGAGCCGCTGTAGGTCTATCAGCCGCACTTGGTATCCTTATACCTATTGGTTCTGCTGTAGGTAGAATGTTTATGGAAACCGCAGAAGCTGGTAAGAAGAGTGCTGATGAACTAAAAGGGGCATTTGCAGAAGTGCCAACATTCTTCGAATCACTTGGCGTATCTATGTCAGCCTCATTCGAGACAGCTTTTAAAAAGATAGAGTTAGACTATGGTAAACTTACAGGTAGATTAGCAAGGCTAAGAGTCTTAGATATGCAGGAATCTGGCCTAGCTATGATACCTTCTTTATTTGAATCTGTCGATACAAGTGGATTTATGAATGCTCTTAAGAGGACTCTTACTTTTGGTGTAGAAGCTAACAAATTATCTAAAGAAGATAAGAAACTCAAGGATGAGCAATCTGAAGCTATAAAAGGTATAATACAAAACTACGAACACCTTATAAGAACATCCCACAATTTAGACGATATAGGTAGTGCTGTTGAGTCTACTTCAACAGAGCTTCACGGTGTTAGTGAAGAGCTAGGTAATATTTTTGATAGAGCTGTTCGAGAGCAAGGTATTAGTGCTACACTTTTAAAGAAGCAGTTAGCAGAGGAAACTAACGACTTAAAAAAGAAAAAAGACGCACTTAAAGTATTCTACGATTTTCAAGAGGCCGAAGAGAAGAAAGCCCTAGAGAGTAAGATAAGAGTAGCTGAGATTGTCAAGAAACTTAAGGCTGAAGAATACGCAGGTATGCAAGGCCGTAGGGGTGCTATAGCTCCTAGCAAAACAGATGTAGCTCTTATGGGAATGGGCGGTCAAGTAACAGACGCAGGTGAAGCTGAAGCAAGACAGGCAAAAAACCGACTTGAGGCTATAAAACACTTCTACAAAGAGAAAGCTAAGACTGAAGCCGCAGATCTTGCTATGGCTATAAGAATAGCTCAAATAAAAGAAGAAATACGACAAAAAGAACTTGCTTCTATGGCGGCTGGTGGTGGAGGTCGTGGAATTGCATCTCCTAGCAGTATAGACGTTGCTCTTATGAGTATGGGTGGAGTTTTTGAGGAAACTGAAGATAAAGATGCCGAAAAAATAAAAGCTAAGACTGAAAAACTAGCAGACTATATAGATGAACTAAAACATCAGAAGATGGTAGAGGGAGAGCTTGTAGGACTCTTTGGTAGTGAAAGAGACATTAAACAAAAGACACTAGATATACAAAATGAGTACAAAAATGTAATTACTGTAGCACAGGAAGAAGAAATAGAAAGAATTCTTAGACTTACAGATGCTGAAACTAAAAGACATGAGGCTCTACAGAAAGCTAAAGAAGAGCAAGAGGCTTTAGGTGCTTCTATAGAGGCTTCTATGGAAAACGCATTTATGTCTATAGTTGATGGCACAGCTTCTGTTAAGGATGCTTTCAAAGCTATGGCGGCAGATATTATTAAAGAGCTTTTCAGAGTTCTTGTAGTTAAGAAGATGGTAGCCGCTGTCTCTGGAGGATTACCTTTCGCTGACGGAGGTGTAATATCTAATGGCTCTCAAGTGCAAGCCTACGCTAATGGTGGTGTAGTTGGAGGTCCTACTACATTCGCTATGTCTGGTGGTAAAACTGGACTAATGGGAGAGGCTGGCCCTGAAGCTATCATGCCACTTAAACGTGGAGCTAATGGTAAGTTAGGAGTACAGATGGAAGGCGGTGGTGGTGGAACTACTATCGTACAAAACATAAATGTATCTACAGGAGTACAACAAACTGTACGTGCTGAGATACGACAAATGATGCCACAGATTGCGGACAGTGCTAAAGGTGCAGTACTAGATGCTAAAAGACGTGGTGGTAGCTATGGAAGGGCGATGGCATAATGGCTATTTCTTACCCCCTCGCTTTACCTACTAACATTGGTATAGCTAACATTGAACTAAGAGCTAAGAATACAGTTGCTGTATCTATGTCTCCTTTTACTTATAAGCAACAGACACAATCTTATGATGGTCAGATGTGGGAAGCTGATATTAGTTTACCACCTATGAATAGAGATGATGCAGAGACTTGGATTAGCTTCCTGATGAGCTTAAAGGGTATGACAGGTACATTCCTACTTAACGACCCATCAGCTAAGACTGTGAGAGGTACTGCAACGTCTGCTGTTATAACAGGTGCTGTAGGTGCTAGTTCTGTAGGTGTAGTTATGACTGGCACACTTAAAGCTGGTGACTACATACAACTAGGTACTGCCGCAGATGCTACTCTACATAAAGTACTACAAGATCAATCTGGAGATGGTACACTAGAGATATGGCCTAAGTTAAGAAAAGCTAGATCAAGTGTATCTGCTGACTTAACTAATTCCTCTGGAGTATTTAGGTTATCAGCTAACCAAACTTCTTGGTCAGTTAATGACGCAAGTTTCTTTGGTATATCCTTTGGAGCAATGGAGGTAGTAGGATGAGTAGAGCAATACCTTCATCACTACTGTCTGCTCTTATTGGAGATAGCATACAACCTTACTATGCTGTAGAGCTTATGTTTGATACTAGAACTACTACAGATATAAATGGAGACACTATAGAGATTGGTCCTTTACGTATGTGGACTGGCTTAGGCGACAGAACTATTAACGTGCAAGGTAGTGATCAAGTATTTACTGGTACAGGCAGTTTACTTACTATTGGTGACTTAGAAGAAGTAGGAGATCTATCTGCTAAGTCTGTAGATCTAACTTTATCAGGAATACCTGTCTCTATAGTTTCTTTAGCTTTACAAGAACCTTACCAGAGAAGAGTAATGAGGTTGTACTTAGGTGAACAAAGTGACTCATCTGTTGTAGAAATATTCTCAGGTAAAATGGATAAGATGACTATAGTTGATGAAGCAGAGTCAAGTACAATCAACTTAACGGTAGAGAGTAAATTAATAGAACTAGAACGACCTAGTGGCTGGAGATACACAAATGAAAATCATCAATCCCGATATGATGGAGATACTTTCTTTTCCTACGTACAATCAATGCAAGATCAAACAGTAGTATGGGGAAAATAGAATTAAACTCTTACTTAGATAAAATGATAGGTATACCCTTTGAGTGGGGTGTACATGACTGTTTTACTTTTACTAACGGTGCATTTAGAGCTATGTATGGTGTAGGTTATGCTGATGATTGGGAAGGCTTGTACATGCAAAGTAATGGTGTACATCCTAAAGGACCAAGAAGCGTGAGAGATGACTTTGGTTTTAACTCTTTAGATGAAGGGTTAGCTACTAAACTAACTAGAATTGAGCGACCTGTATTTGGTAGCCTTGTTACAACTAAGAAAGGGTGTCGCTGGATAACTGGTGTCGCACTCGGTATTTCCATCGGCTCTAGGGCTGTCTTCCTTAATAGGGAAGGTCTAATTAGATTAAACATTGAAGATGTAGAAAGTGCTTGGGTATGTCAATAAATAAACACAACACTCCTTTTAACGTATTACGGCATAGAAATATAAATGAAGTAGCACCTAAAGATCCTGTATCAGCTATTACAACTTTTATAGTGGGTGCAACAGCGTCTGCCACTACTTACTGGACAGTTTATGCTTTAACTTACGTTGCCCTAACTATGGTAACGACAGCCTTAATAACTGCTTTAACCCCAAAGCCTGACCAAAACCCTAACAACTCTAATGGTCTACAGGTTAATAATAAAAGCGCACTAGCTCCTATGCAATTTGTTTATGGTAAAGCTAGAAAAGGTGGTACAATTACCTTCCAAGAAGTTACTGGTGGTAATAATAAGATTCTACATCAGATAATATCTTTAGCTGGACACGAAATAGATAGTGTAGAGGATGTCTATCTTAATGATGGCATAATTCAAATGTCTAACGGTGATGTTACTTCAGCTATTTGGGGTAACAAGATTAAGGTTTATATACACGATGGAAGTCAGACAAGTGCTACAGATGCTTTTTCTAATTCCACAGAAACCTTAGCTACAACCCTACACGCAGAAACAACTACTACAACTGATTTTATAGGTAAAGGTATAGCTTATATATATTGTAGGTTTGAGTACGACAAAGATATTTTCTCTAATGGTCTGCCTCAAGTAACTGCTGTCGTAAAAGGTAAGAAGGTAGTAACTACAATTAACGGTGTAGCTCAAGCTCCTACGTGGACTGACAATGCCGCTTGGATAATAAGAGACTTTATATCTTCAGATTATGGCTTAGAAGATAGTAGTATTGACTATGCTACCTTTGAGGAAGCCGCGTCTGTATGTGAAGATACTACAGTGCTATCTGATAGCTCAAAACAATATACTATTAATGGCATAGTACAAGCAAGTCAAAACTCTGGTTCTGTACTACGGGAAATGATGACTTCTCTAGGAGGTACTTTATTCTGGGGTGCTGGATCTTGGAGATTATTTGCTGGTGCTTTTGTTGCTCCTACTAAAATACTTACACTAGATGATCTTAGAAGCGGTATCTCACTTGATACTAAGATGTCTATAGCAAATAACTTTAATGCAGTAAGAGGTACATTTGTAGATCGTGATGAAGGTTATATTAGTACTGATTATCCTCAAATTAATTCTAGTGCTTTTCTGGCTGAAGATAATGGTATTGAATCTATATTAGATCTAGCATTACCTTACACTACTAATTCTATAGCGGCTCAGAGACTTGCAAAGCAGATGTTGTTTAGAAACCGTGAACAACTTACCCTTAGTGCAGAGTTTGGATTAAATGCTCTAGACATTGAGGTTGGTGACTTTATTAAGTTTAGGAACGACAGATATGGTTGGACTACAGGTAATGAGAAGACGTTTGAAGTTACTGATTGGAGACTTTCTCCTAATGTAGAAAGTGGAGACTTAAGAGTTTCTATGACATTAAGAGAGAGTAGCTCTTCGGCATACGGATTTAATGAATCAGACGAACAAGATATTATTAATAACAACACTAACTTATTGCCTTACTACGATGTACCTAGTATTGGTGTTACTGTAAGTAAAGAGTATAGAGAAGTTAACGAAAGTGTTGTTAACGTCCTTGTTATAGAAGCAACGTCAAGTGAGATAGAGCGTGTAGAATCAGTTATAGTTAAATATAAGAAGACAAGTGACACAGTATTTAAATCTGTAGGTCAAGCTATTCTTGTTAATGAAGGTACTACAGCAGGTAGGTTTGAAGTAGTAGGTATAGATGCTCCTCAAGTAGATGAGCCAGCTATAAACTATACTATATCAGTTACACCTGTTAATGCTCTTGGCTACAAAGGTACTACAGTTACAACTACCTTTAACGTAACACACGATACTACACCGCCTTCTGCACCTACTAACCTAACCCATTTACTATCGGGGGGTACTGCCTTCTTTAACTGGTCGCCAGTTACTGCTTTAGATTTATCACACTATAAACTATATTACTCATCAAACTCTTCATCTAACTTTGGAGATGCTTCTACTTTAGTAAAGGTAGAGAAGATTGCTAGACCAGCTACGTCTGTTTCATTCCCTGCCCTTGCTGGCAAGTTCTTTGTGTCGTCTGTAGATAAAACAGGAAACGAAAGTACTACAGCAACTTCTGTTGTTATTGCAGGTAGTGAGTTACCAGAATTAGGTGCATCTGATACAGATACAGAAAGCACAAGTTTTAGTGGGTCTAAGACTAACCTTACTGTCTCTGGTGGTAAATTGTTTATGACTAGCTTTGCTAATGCAAATTCCACTGGGGTCTACGAGTTTGATCACGGAGGAAGTAGTTACTTTGATGTAGGCACACCTCGTACAGTTAGATTATCCTATGCTATTACTGTAGCTCGTAAACACTCAGATGCTGTTAACGGAGAAGTTAACTGGGACGATATACCTAACAACTGGGATACTTGGCCTAACAACTTTGATACTTGGACTAATGAAGACGCAGAGTTCTCAGACTACAGTGTTATAGTAGAAGCTAGAGCCGCAGATACAGTGAATAACTTAGCTAGTGCATCTTTTGTGGATGCTTCTGGAGAGGTTGTAGGTAGGTTTGTAGAGTTTAGAGCTACCCTTTCTAATACTGGCCCGAAAATAACCCCTAATATATCGGCACTAAGTGCCACAGTGGAGTACTAATATATGTCACAACATGACTTTGAAATAGCTAACCAGACCTCTCTCAGTGCAAGGACTGATATAAACAATGGACTGCAAGCCCTTGCTAGTAACAATAGTGGGGCTTCAGCACCCTCAACAACTTATGCTAATATGTTTTGGTACGATACAACTAACAACATACTTAAGATGAGAAACGAGACTGACAGCACTTGGATTGATGTCGTTTATATAAACCAGTCAACAGGTGTAACTGCTATACTAGAGAATACTAACCTAGTTACATCAGGTGGGGCAACTGCTGGTCTTCTTGGAGATCAATTATCTAGTGTCTGGAATACAGGTACAGGAACAACTGAGAGTTTAATATCTCCAGCTAAACTTAAAGGTGCTGTAGATAACCTAGTTGTTAGTAGTCCCATAAGAGCATTTGCTAACTTTTCTGGTTCTGGTACTGGATCAGGTACACCTGCCATTGGACATTCAGAAGGTATATCTAGTATCGTAAGAAATAATACTGGTGACTACACTGTTACTTTTAATTCTGGGTTAATGCCCGATGCAAATTATGTTCTTCTTGGATCAGCTACCGCCACAAGAACAGATAATCGTGGTTCTCTTGAGGGTTATCAACTGACTCAAACTACTTGTAGATTTACTGTGACTAATCATGGTAACCTTGCAAGATCACAAATGGATCAAGTTACTGTAGCTTTTGTAAGGTAGGTACAACATATGGAAATGACTGACCTATGGAGTAGTATACTAACTTTAGGTATTGGTTTTATTGGATTCGTTCTAAGAGGCTATGTAATAGAGTTGAGTAGACTACGAATACTACTAAACAGAACTAGAGAAGAGTATGTCACTAAGGTTGACTCAAATCAAGTCCTTGGTCAAATAATGAGTAAGTTTGATAGGATAGAGGAAAAGCTAGATAGACTCGTGGAGAGAAAATGAAACACTTACTTATACTACTTACCCTACTAATTGGTAGTATTGTATATGCTGACGATACGATTTACACCGACAGTAATAGTACAATAACTTCTGATGGCAATATGGAGACTACCATTAACAGTCCACCACCTTCAGCTATATCACCACAGATAAGTGCAAGTAACTCTGACTTATGTACTGTAGGTGTAGCTGGTGCTGTGCAAACACAGATACTTGGTATTTCTGCTGGTCGTACAGTGAGAGACATGAACTGTGAGAAGTTAAAGAACGCTAAGACTATGTATGATATGGGTATGAAAGTTGCGGCTGTATCTGTAATGTGTCAGGATTCTCGCGTGTTTGAAGCCATGCTCAACGCTGGGACTCCCTGCCCCAAGGATGGATTGGTGGGGGATAAAGCTAGGTTAGCTTGGGAAATGGAAGCAGTCGAGGAAGCTATAGAACGCGACCAGAACAATGTGATCGAAAGGATGTTCGATGAAAATGGTGAGACGAAGATTGGCTTGGGTGTTATTTTTAGTAGCCTTGCCTTCTTATTGTTACTCTGAGCCTTATACATACGGGACAACAGGTAATGCCGCTAGTGTTTCTCTAGGTTGGGGTATGGATAGTATCTTACCTAGCATTGCTGGTGTAGACATAAACGGACTTCTATATAGATACACTACAATAAAAGATCCAGATGCAGACATGAAGGTACACGTTGGTAATCTTAATGCTAATGGTGATGGATATATCTTCAGAGAAACAGATGACTGGTCGGGGGTAGCTGGTAATACCATTGTAAAGTCGTTTCCAGTTTCAAACATTCCAGCTTCATCTTGGGGTACGGGTTCGATTGAAGTGGAGGGAGAGGGCAGAGTGGAAGATGCAGTTGTTATATATACCTACAGGGTAGACAAATGCTATGACCCACAGTCTGATCCATCATGTGCTGGTTATGTAAAACCTATGCCAGAGTTACCAGAAGTAGTTGTATATGATGCACTAGAAGATGACTCTGTAGTTGATACACTAGAGGCTGATGAGTTCCAGTACGACGAAGACGGTAAGCTAATACTCTCTGAAGAAGAGGAAGAAGAAGATACACGTATAGAGATGGGTCTAACAGCATCTTCTAATGCTCTAACTCTATTTAAGGCACAAGGTCAAGATGACATTATCATGGCTATTAACCAACAAACTAATATCGCTATGTACTACAATGCCAATATAAACGGCGGTACATTAAATGACGCGGCTGGACTACAAGATGGTACAATACCTGACAACAAGAAAGCCCTAAGAAATAATTTAGCACAACAGATACTGCACGAACAAATGGTTGATATGCAGTATGATAAATGAGGTTTAATATGAAGTATCTAGTAACAGCACTATCCCTATTCGCTTTACCTGCACTAGCAAACGTACCAATAACAGGTACTGTAGAAGCTAAGTGTGTAATACAAACAACTAAAGATGGGGTTTATGGAAACCCTATAGCTAGTAAGTTAAGCACTACACCTGCTGATGGTGGAGTACTACCTGTAATCAGGTTCGATGTATCTCTAGCAGACAGCTACACAGCTAACATAACACACCCAACATCTTTTAGTACTTCTCCTACTTTGAATGATACAGTTGCATGGACAGGTAGCACAAGTGTAACACAAACATCTGTTGCTGGTATGTCAGGCTATGAAGCCGCTAAGGTAGTGGTGGAAAACACAACAATCTTTGATCTAACACTCGCAGGTTCAACATGGTTTTCTACTGCATCAAGTGCTACTTACGGTTCATCTAAACCTTTCGTCGGAGGGGTCTATACTGCATTAGTACAGGCTAGTTGTATTGCTAAATAGGCTTATACTACTCTTTCTGTTATGGTCATTTTCCACCTCAGCACACGAGATGACACCAGCTTATCCCGAAGTTAAACCTTCTCATGTATCTGGTGTAGTTAAAGTAGAGATGTCTATATTTAACTCTAGGGAAGAAATAGAATGGTATCAGATAGAGTTATTTGATTTAAACTGGACGAACATACCTTTTGCATCCTCATACCGAATTATAAACATAGGATACAAAGAAAGAAAGTCTTTTGATGTATATATACGTAAGTCTGATATGGACGAAGCTGTATACTTATGTACTACATCAAAAGTAAGAAAGACTAGCAAGTCTAGAACTCTTGTTTCTTCTAGGATATGTTCGAGATTAGATGGTGAACCCGCATGAGATTATTATTTACCCTTTGTTTTGTAGCTAGTTCTGCTGTAGCAGATAGTAGTTCTCTTTCATTAGCATTACCTAACCCACCTATGAACTATCAGTCGGACTCATTTTCCACTGGTAACATGAGGTGCAGTAATGCTGTTGGTGGGGGTGTAAACCTTGAGTACGGTGTAACGGGTGTACTATCAGGTTTAGATACAAATAGCAGGGGTAAAGATATTGGCGTGTATGCTAGAATTGTTATACCACTAGATAAACCAAAGGCTCGTATAAACTGTGACGACCTGTATCAAATAGAGTTAGCACAACGTAGGTTAGAGATACAGAAGCTACGAGATGAACTAGAGCAACTAAAGAGTCTACAAAGTTCTGGTGGTGATATGGAGTTTGAGAACTAATGGATACTACCAAGATAGCAGATAACATTGATGGTCTAGCAGACCGTGAGTTCAAGACAGGTGGAATGAAGTTATCATTTGGATCTATCATGGCTATATTTGCTTTCCTATCTACTGTTGTAGGTGGATTGTATGGTGGCTTTGTTTTATATCAAAAGATAGAATCAGTCGCTGGGCTTGACTTAGAAGAATATCAACTACAGATGGATGTAATGGATGCAAAGGTGACAGGTATATCTGAGAAGGTAGAAGAGTCAGTAGAATATAGTCGTGACATTAAGAATGGATTACGTTCTGATATATTGAGCATTGAGAAGCAGACTGACAGAGTTGAGGACATGGTACGTGAGTCGGAAGACAAAGTACGAAAGATGATAGATGACGCTGAGGTAAGGTTTGAGAACCAAAGAGAACGTGTCAGAGTATCACAAAGTGGCTCGATGAAGGAACTCGAAGATAAGTTAATGGATAAATTACAAAGGGCGTTAGATAACCCTTTAGCAGATTAGGAGACTAATATGAATTGGATTAAAGATAGATTAAAAGAGAGAACTACATGGGACGGAGTTGCTCTACTTGGACTTGGAGTAGTTGTAATATTGCTACCTAACTCAATCGACAACATTGCCGCTGGTGTAGCTATCGCTTGGGGTGCATGGACTACTCTTAAGAATGAGTGAATTTGATAAAGTAGATAAAGATGGAAGTGGCACTATAGATAGATCAGAGTGGGAAGCTCTTGAACTAGAAGATAGACGCAGACGACTAGATGATGAAGACGCGCAAAGAGATGCACAAAGACGTATGGCATGG